CTACTACAGAACTAAGGAGTAGAAGATGAAAAAATGGTATTCATATATAACTGTAGCTTTATTAACTTTACCTTTATTGTTTAGCTGGCAGGCATTAGAAGTACTAAAACTAAAAACATTTGACGCACTCGTACAAACACCAGATCCATCTGGCTGGTTTGTAACGTTAGATATAACAGAAGAAGATGTAGCGCTTGCGGGCGGATGGCCGTACCCGCGGCAAGACCTTGCACGAATACAATTAGATTTGTTGGATGCAGGAGCTTTAGGCGTGGGTTGGGTTGTTGCTTTTCCACAAGCAGATAGATTCGGTGGAGATCAGGCATTTGCAGATGCTCTACTACAAGGACCTAGTGTAATCGCCACGTTTGAAGGGGGCAGTTCTTATGCGCCAACTACAGGCACAGTTATATTAGGAGATGGAGAACCTATACAGGGTATTGCTTCACAGGGTGTGATTGGAAATGTGTCCGTGCTAGCAGACTCAGCCTACCAGGGGCTGGCAGTTGCACGTACTGACGTAGATAATTTAGTTAGGCGTTTACCTTTATTGCTCCAGACTCCAGACGGTTGGACTCCGTCTTTTGGTATACAAGTTATTAAAATGATTAGTGGTTCAGATACGTACATTATTAAAGGACAGCAGGGGCAGATCGAAGAACTTACTGTTCCTAATTATGCAGAAGTACCTGTAGATAGCATTGGTCGTAGATGGGTATCTTGGGTTGACACACCAAGCACTAGCCTGGAAGAGATGGATGTACGTAATAAGTTTGTGTTTGTAGGTGTAAGCGCAAAAGGTGTGATGCCTCAAATAGCTACGCCAGTTGGCTTGTTGTACCCCCACCATATACAGGCTGCGTTAGCTGAAAGCATGACCGTAGATGTACCAGCAATACCAGGCACTGCGTTACTATATGAATTACTTATACTTGTAACAGTCCTACTATTAACCATAGTTATAATACGTACATTAGGGCTCGTCGGGACCGTAGCAGGAACCGTGGGCCTCGTATCGTTGACCGCGGTCGGTGGTTGGTATTTAATTACATCTAATATACTTATAGATGTAACTTATAGTATATTATCAGCTATACTTATATCTGTACAAGAATTCTATTTACGCTTTAACGAACAGTTTAAATTAAGGCAGTTAATAAAAAAACAATTCGAGCACTACCTGGATCCTAAACAAGTTGCACGATTACAAAATAATCCAGAGCTACTTAAGTTAGGAGGAGAACGTAGAACTTGCACGTTCTTGTTCACTGACGTCAGGGGGTTCACAAATCTGTCTGAAAAGTTAGAACCTGAAGAAGTAACAGACATAATGAATAAAGCTCTTACCGTACAAGTAGAATGCATCCAAGCCCACGGTGGCATGGTTGACAAGTTCATAGGCGACGCGTGCATGGCCATCTTTAACTCCCCCCTAGATTTAGATGAACACGAACAACGCGCTGTCGCCTGTGCTCGGGATATGCGTACGGCAATAAAAGCGCTGCAAAAAGAATTGCCTGAACCTGTAGCCATAGGTATAGGTGTTAATACAGGTGAAGCAGTAATCGGTAACATGGGCTCGGACTCTCGTTTTGATTATTCAGCAATAGGAGATGCCGTAAACACAGCCGCACGATTAGAAAGTGCAACTAAAGAAGCTGGTGTTGATTTATTAATTGGAGAACGTACAGCCTCTAAGATCCCGGGGGCTAAGTTGCACGACACTATAAAAGTAAAAGGTAAAGCCAAAGCTTTGAAGGTGTATACTATTTAAATGGCAAGAAACTATAAAAAAGAATATGCAAACTACCAAGGCACAGATGCACAAAAGAAAAGACGTGCTCAACGTAATAAAATACGTAGGCAAATGTTAAAAGATGGTCGTGTTAGAAAGGGAGATAAAATGGATATACATCATAGAGATGGTAATCCATCAAATAATTCTCCAAGAAACGTAGTTGTGCAACATAGATCAAAAAATAGGTCTTTTGCAAGAAAATGACCTCACAGAATGCTCTGTAAGGCATTTTGTTAAGGTAACTAAGGCCTTAGGTCCAACTAAATCAATATTTATCTGGGGGGCTTTCCTGTGCGTCAGATAAAGATTCTTCTTTTTCGAGGGTTTTTATGAGTCTATTTAAGTACCATTGTGCTTTTAAGACATCTTGTAGGCCTTTTTTAGCTTCATAGCGCCACATGTACTTTTGAATGTTACCTTTTAAGTAACCTTTGAAAGCGTCAGGTGTCATACTTTCTTCTATTGCCACAATACATTCTACGTTTCCTGTGTTGTAATGCGGAGGTGAGTTTACATAATCAGTCATTTGTTTCTCCTAAACAAAAATTAGTTAATACTTCTATAAATATTTTAAACGGTATTGCTTCTTTTTGAAATTGTTTTAGTGTGATGTGTGTGAGTGTAAAATCTTCGGTAACGTACACACTGTCCCCAGATGCAAATACTACGTACGTAAATACACCATGTTCTTTTTGGCGAGTAAGCCAAATGCGTTGTTGCTCAGATAAGTTAATTTTTATTTTTGAGTTAAGCTTTGCAGGCAAGTCTTCTTTGTACTTATATTCAATCCAACAATGATTGTTAGGACCTGAGTAGTAAGTGTCCGATACACCTCCGTGGTAAGGATCGTTGATCTTCCACTTATAGATTTCCTTAGGTAGTTTCCTGTGGACTTTATTTATGAACTCCTTTTCACGCACATCCTGAGTATAGCACAATCGTGCATGCGACCTATAATGTCGCACGCGGATTGCACGTACTTACCTAGGATTTATTTGCAAATGTTTTATCGTAAAAACCTTTAGCAACATTGTAAGTGTCTTCTTTAAGCCAACCTACATTAGATACAGCTATGTTCATGAAACGTTGTCCAGATTTATTAGCTGTTTGCACGGAAGACATCTTCCACAATGAAGAAAATCTATCTCCACCTAGCTTAGCTATCTGAGTATTCCATTCTCTAGATACTTTTAATTTAGATATTGAACAATCAAACAAGAAAGGTATGTCAGATACATCACCTGTTTTCTCATCTACTTTTAATAAAGTGTGAGTCTGGGTTCTGTTAATGTCATAGTCCTCTACTTTAAGATTTTCATCTTCTAACTTTTGTAAAGCTTCTGCTTGTGTAGGAAATGTACCTATAAGTCCGCCACCTTTTTCTAATTGTTTCCACACAACAAACTCTTCTTTGAAGTGTACGTTTACTAGATAAAGTTCTTTACCGTAGTCTTCTTTGGTTACAGTATTAATGAAGTCACCTACTTTAGCGCCCTCAATATACTCACTGTGGTTTTCATCTACTTCGTTTGACAACTGTTGCAGCTGTTTTAAACGTGGAGTAGACAAATGTTCTGAGCTAATGTTTTCATTACCCAGGTTCGTGCCTTTCTTTAAATGAGCAGGCATTGTGCTCGTTACTATACTTATATCATTAGACATAGAACGTTCTCCTTTTTAATCTAATATTAATATTATGCTGACCTAAAATTAATTCGGGTCAACTCCGTACTTTTAACACCAGGTACATCCATACCAGCTGCTATAAGTTCTCTGTAGGCGGTTGCAGACACACGTTTTTGCAATAACTCAAACTGTTTAGTATCAGTTATGTGTTCGTGCAAAGAGTCCCAATCTTCTACAGTTGGCACAATCTCATTTTTAAGTGAAATTGTACAAATATCATTAGAGATCTTGTCGAGACCTTGCTCTTGCATCCTAATAGATATTTGACTTTCTAGTTCGCGTTGTTGTGATTTCAAAAGCTTTTCTTCTGACTGCACAACTTTGATTTGATTACGAACCTTAGCTGTTTCTGCTAATAAATCGTTTAGTTTTTTCATGATACCTCCTTTAAGATATGTAATAGGTTTTCCATACGACCTAACTTAGTGTTAAGTTTTTTGTACACCTCAGGTTCCCAAGTATTTCTAGCTTGGATAAGTATTGTTTCGGTCTTTTGTGTTTGACCTGCTCTATATATACGCTGGTTAAATTGTTGGTAGTGCTCAGCATTGTATGTAGGTGAACACCATATAACCGTATTAGCCTTAGTCAATGTAAGACCATGGCCCGCTGATTGCGGGTGACAGAACAAGACCTTGATATGGCCTGCTTGGTATCTTGCTACAATATCACTACGTTTCTCAGCTTTTACTGAACCGTCAATAACTTCGTAACTAATACCTTCTTTCTGTGCTATTTCTACCAGCGCGTCACGTTCGTGCTTCCAGTTGAATGCAACCAGGCTATGCGCACGTTGTGCTACAAGTGTCATAACTATGTCGTAACGTTCTTGGTGTACAAACTGCACTACACCATCTTCGTCGTACACAGCGCCCGTCACAAGTTGTAATAGTTTTTTGACACGAGCTGCTGCATGAACTGCGTTGACTGTACCTGATTTTGTATACAAGACTGACTCGTCTGCTAGTAATTTGTATTGTTTTTGTACGTTAGGCGTTAGCTTTGTATTAACTGTACGTACAATTTTGTCTGGAAGATCCATGCAGTCAGACAAAGCGTAGCGTATCGATATGTTAGAAAGTTTATTTGCTACTGCTTCTTCTATGCCAGGCTTATCAATCCACTCATTGGCAAAGCCATTGAACTTGGGTGTACAAGCTTGGTGTCTGAATGCATAGAATCTAGAGCCCAGACGTTCCCCGCCATCTATAAGATAAACGGGGTGCCAGATATCTAGAATAGTATTACTATTAGGAGTACCAGACATGGCAATCCTATTAGTAAAATATGAGATAATTTTGTTGAGATTTTTACTACGTTTGGCTTC